ACTCCTGCACATTAGTAACAACAACATCATCAGCGTGTTCCGCTTTCTTGATTCGTTCCTTCATCATTTCCCCATATCGTGTTTTGTCAATTTCAAAACATTCTGGTACATCCTTATAAATCTTTGTCACTTCCATTGTTGTAATAATTGTTATTTCACTCATTGTTTTTCTCCCTTCATTTTTCCCAATCTAATTTCTGCCCACACTCTGTACAATAATTTCCGAACACATGAAAACTTCCACAAGTAGGGCATTTTTCGTGTTCTCCTTGATAGTCTGGCTTCTTCGGTATCTGCTTTTCAATAGCAACTCTTATGGCAAGCCAAAACGATTTTCCACCACTTCTTCCATATGGCTTTTGACCATCCCACGCTTCCGCTATTTCCTTGTAATCAACCGTCATACTCATTCTCTCACTCTCCTATCTGCTAAATATCCATTGGGTCGCAATCGGGATTCGGGCATTCCCCATAATCTTCGTAGCACTTAGCACAACAAAACATACACTCCCAATAGTCCCCTATTTCGCAACTGTCACACACTGACGGTTTTTTATAATCTTCTGACATATTATTTACCTCTCAAAACTACGGTTTAGTGAATTATAGTCACTGCTATACACTCCAACGAGGTTTAATACGAGTATTCCATGCTTTTACTGCTTTTCCCGCCTCTGAATATGCTCCAGAATTGCTTTTACAGTGCGTACATGTTATACAATAACCATTAACTCCCTTATCTATTTTTGCTTTGTATTCACCGCAAAACGGACATGGTAATAATTTTACTTCGTTCATTATATTTACACTCCTAACAATCAGTTTTCTAAGTTATCCTCATAATGCTTAACCGTTATTAACATTCCTATAAAAATTCCTAAAATTAAACATACTATTCTACTTACCCATACCCAAGCCATATCTACTCACCTCTCTAAAAGTCAGTTCAACTCCAATTCAGCATCTAACTTGAAATGCTCATTTTTAATACGTTCCCACTCTTTTTCTCTTGCTTTCTTTCTTCCAAATAGTGGCTTTACTGCAAATACTTGTCTTATTGCTTCGGCACAATTTACAGCCGTAAACATAGACCATTGACCGTCACAAGCACGTCTGTTGCACCATTTGTCAAATTCTTCAAAAGTCACATCTTTCATTTTCTTTTTCATATCTCATTACCTCTCACATTCAGTTTAAATAAATTCTGTTTTTCCGTTTAACATACTTTTACAAATACCAAATGGCATCATAAGTCTTTGCATTGCCAATTCTGCTTGCCGTTCTCGTTCCTCATACCATTCTGGCATCATTATTTCTCTTTCCCAACGCCACAATCTGAACCAATCGGTACGCCTATGAAGTATGTAAAATAATTTGTAAAATGCCATACTCATTCCTCCGCTAAAGTTTTCGTTACCGCACTAACCGTTAAAACGCAAATTCCTCTGACGTTGCGTATTTTTTCCAGTATGTATTTTCATATTCAATAAACCTGACAGAATCCTTTTCCTCCTGCAGATAACTATTCACAAATAAATTCCCATGCAGCATTACTTTAAAAATACCGCTTCTGACAAGCCTGTCTTCCATGAAATACACTTCACCGTTATTATCAAACAACGCAAAGTCTGTGTAATTAGTAAGGTCTGCCGTGTATGCGAACGGTTTATAAATTCTGCCTACTTCAAAACCCTCAAACGGTTTCACGCAACAAAACGCTATATTCGAAGTTTCATACTTAAATCTCGGGGCTATCAGCCCCACTTTTCTTTTTATAAACATCATACCTCCACACCGCTCTTATATGGTTCTGGAAGTGGTCTCCACGCTTCATAATATCCGCATTCAAAATCATTCTTCGCACCCATATAAGGCATATATACATTTACACTTATCCATCCTTCTTTGTCGCAAGTAAGAACAACCGCATTTTCTTCTGGAAGTCTTTCTTTGCAGGGAATCCAACCATTGTTATATTCATCTGTAAGTTTTTTATATAATTCCTCCGCTTTGTCATTCTTAAAACTGCTTACCGTTTCAACACCGTCCTGCGTTTTTCTACCGACTACCAACATCGGCATATCATAATTTTCTTCATATACTACAATCAATACATCTTCTTTCATTTTGTCCCCTGCCTTTCATCAAGTATCTTCTGAACAGCCTTTAATGCCCTGCCATGCTTATTCTTCGCCCATGTATACGATTTATCGTATTTGGTCGCAATGTCCTCCAACTGCAGATAATATATTCTTTTGGTTTTCTGATCTATTAAACCAATATACATTTTATGAAGAATGTCATATAAATCTGACGGTAACTGTTCTATTGTTTTAATGATTCCCTGCTTTATATCAACCATTTTGTCAATGCACTGATTTATTTCTTCCTCAATGCTTACATATCTGCACACTGCATCCGCCATTTTTTCTTGGCTGCATGATGATTGAACTCTCTCCCCTTCTGTTCTTGCTGTTGTATTTGTTGCTATGGCTTTCCACTGCTCTTTTTCAACCATTTTGTTTTCAATCATCTTGTCAAGTTTACGAACCTGCATTAAATATTCTCTCGCTTCCACGAAATCACCCCTTTTTCAATCCGCCTTTATCCGCAACCGTTCCTGCATATGGGTTTCTTTTCATTGCTACCCTTGCCGATTCTCGGATGTTTTTTTGTTTCTCCATTGCATCCATGTTCTGTGCCGAGTTAAAACGCAAACTCGGTTTCGCCATGTTATTTACTGTTCTCATGTTTAACCTTCCTTCCTCTGCCCCTTTTCCCTTTATCATAACAAGGGCAGGAATCGCTGCGATAACCGCCATTTTTAAGTTCAATAACCAATCTGCTTTTGCCTGTCATTTCTGCATAATCACACGCACTCTGCAGTTCTGTATAACCGTAATTACTCGGTATTAAATATTTACACCCATCGCAAACACCCTTATCCTTCACGGTGATTATTTTATGCTCTTCCTTTTTAGCCAACTCTCGATTTCTGTAATACACATCCAAACAAACCTTGCGCTTTAATTTCTTTTGGCACTCTTGCGCTCCGCAAGTCTTTTGATTGCCTGTCCTCGGTGCAAACTCTTTACCGCAATATATACATTTCCTGTTTTCAAAATTTCTCATGTTACAATCCCAGCTTGTCCTTCACTTCAAAATATGTATCTTTTACACTTTCCCTTCTCCTGCTTGACCCTGACATTTCAACTGGAAAACATCTTTCAAGTATTCTGTCATATATTCGTGAATACCCCACATCTTGCGGTTTCTTTATTTCCTCTGCTGTTAGGTTCGTTGTGATTATAAACGGCAAGCCCGATCTGTATCGGCTATCAATGATATTGAAAACCATTTCTTGCATATACTCTGATTTTCGTTCTGCCCCTAAATCATCAATCACTAAAAGCGAATACTTGTTTAAACTGTCTATATATTTTTGCTTCCCTTCATACATTCCCTGAATCTGATTTGTCAGCCTTGCAAAGTTCGTCATTAATACGTTGTAACCCTCATCAATAAGGCTGTTCGCTATACAGGCAGAATAATATGTTTTCCCTGTTCCCACCGTACCGAACAGCAGCAGCCCTTTTCCTGTCTGTCTAAATTCATTGAAGTTATCAACGTATCTTTTCATTGCATCTGATAGTTTCGGGTTTTTCCTATCATCATTTGCAAAATTCCAATTTGACATATTAGTATCTGCAAAGCATATTCTTCTTCGTCTCTCACGGTCTTGCATTCGTTCTCGTTCCTTATATGCTTCTTCCTCTTCCTTTCTGCAACTGCATATAATAGCCACTTTTCTTTCAATCCCTGTGAAGGGATGCTTTATGACTGTTTCAACCCTGTCATGGCATTTTGAACAGTGCATAAAGCCATCCTCACCGAGATATTTTTTATCAGGTTCAGGAACTTTGATTGATTCCAATATTTCATCAAACATTTAATCACCTCAAAATAAATCGTCTAGGTCTGTCTGGTCATTTCCAACTGGAACACCTGTGTTGACTTCTTGTTTCTTATTTCCGTCTCTCCTAGCCCAATTTCTAATAGTTGCATAATGGCTTTTATATGATTTCCCTGTACTAGCAACATAAGAAGATAGATTTTCAATTTTCTTCTGATAATCTGAATATTCAGTTTTTAGTTTTTGCAGTTCATCATCAGTTAAAAGAACGTTGTTATATTCTCCATATTTATGTTTTACTTCTTTCTTAGGTTTTTCAGTATCAGTAACAGTATCAGTAACAGATACAGTAACAGTTGTATCTATATCATATTGATAGGGTATCGATACCGTATTTCTGTTATTATATAAATCTCCTAAGTAGTTTCTAAAATCACTATTCTTTATCTTCTGTATTGCATCCAATAATGGCTTATCTAATTTAGGGCTTGAAGTCCAATTGTAACGATACCAATTTAAAAGAAGCACCTCTTTTGTATTGCTTGAATACCTGATTGTGTTATGCACTTCACTAAAGCGTTTAATCAATCTCTTTATAGTATCTTCGTTATACCCTGTTTCATTTGACATGTTCTTTAAACTGACTTCATAACACCCGCATAAATTTGTATGTGGATTCGTTATTAAGTACAGGTAGAAAAACTTGTCTTCGGGTGTAAAATCGTCTACAATCTTACTATCTGTCCAAAATGACATTATTACATTTCTATAGATTGCCATTAGTAAACACCCCTTGCATACTGTCTGAACAGTTCCTCATTATCCGCTCTCTTTTCCTTTACCTTCTTATCACTTTGTAAGTGTGGATATTGTTCCTGAATCTTACGTCTTGCCCTGCCTACACTTTCAAGCGAAGGCAAGCCTAATTTTTTCAGATTGCATAAAACAAAGCAGAATGGCTTTTCGGTAATATCAACCCCTTTTTCTTCTTCAATATGCTGCGCTAATACAGTGTATAAGAACATATCACTGTTTCTTGTTTCTGGTCTTTGCTCTAATATTTTTTTAACTAGATCATGCGTTGTTTTCTTCATTGTCTTCTCCTTTCATGCTCATGCTTGCTTCAAATTCTCTGTATAATTGCATCCAGTCATCAAATGCCATTGTCACTAATACTTCCGCATGGTTTTTCTTGTGGAATACTGCAGGGAGTTTTGCGCTCCCTTTAGCATCCCTTTTCGCCTGCGCCATCCAGTCATACAAGTGCATTTTCTCAACGTGCTTCGCTTCAATATGAATATATGGAAGCCCTTCAACATCTGCATCACCATTAGCACCGCAATACTGCTGTCCACGTCTGCAATCGTAACCGTATTCTCTAAGCATTCCCGCAAGTTGTCTTTCAAAACGGTTTCCCTTTTGCTTTGAATTTATTGTCATGTTATCACTCCTGTTAAAATGGAAGGTCTGTATCTGTCGCATTCAACCAATCGTCTTCCTTTGGTGTGCTTGCCTGTGCGCCTTTGCTTTCTGCAAATTCCCAAGCTGTCACCATGATGTAGTTAAATTCGTTCCATTTTCCATCATCATCTTTTGATGTATCTCTACAAGTGATTCCAGTGAATGCAATCTTTGTTCCCTTGTGCAGATATTTTTCCGCACGTTTTGCATTATCTTCACCAATGATTTTCACTGTCAAAAAATCGGTAATCTGGTTTCCGTCTTTATCCTTTCCGAATGGAAACGGTCTATCTACTGCAACAGTTCCTGTTCCCATTTTTCCACTTGTCGCAAGTGTAAAATCTTTTGTCATTCTTCCCATGTAACTTCCATTATTCATTTTTGCTTTTCCTTTCTATAAATACGATTTTCCAAATATGCTTCTAAACTCGTTTCTATCCCCATATTCGGCTTCAAAACGCTTCTGCGCTAACTTCTTCAAGTGCAAGTCTAACTCACGGTTAAAGTGTACTCCTGCGCATCCTGTGTGGTGTGATTGGCACAACCAAACCGTTAGCCCATACTTTTCTGATTGTTTTCTGTTTGCAGTGCCGTATATAATGTGATGTCGGTGCAAATTGTAGGGCATACCGCAAAAATAACATTCTTTTTCAGTTTGAATTATGCTTTTCATTTAGGTCACCCCACATTGATTTCATTCTTGCTATTTCATCAGGTGGAATTACTTCAATACCTAACTCCTTGCACTCACTCACAATTCCGTCAATGAATACACTCATTGCCTTGCTATCAAATGTTGACGAGCCAAAGAACACCTGCATCTGATGCCCTTCTGTTCCGTTCACATTCACTTCGCCCAAATCAACGCAAGTTCGATACAATTCTTTCAATCTATCTATTGCGTTTTCCTTGCAGATGACGAATGTAAACTCTCGGCTATACTTTTTAAGCATTTCAATGTATACAGACCATCTATCAGAATGAATTACCTCCGCTATTTTCTGCATCAAAACCCACGCATAAGCATTTGCATCAAGTGACCGCTTCTGCCTGTACTTCTTCGCTTCAATGGATAATTTCTCACACCCTGCAAGGAAGTTAATTTCTTCGGATGGTTGCTCATTGATTTGAAATGTGATATGTAACTTGTTACTTTGCCAATCACGCTGCACCGATAACAATTTTCCTGTGCATTCCATGCAATCACCTACATTTCTTTAATCTTGTTTAAATTATCGTTAATGTGCCTGAACTGTCTTTCGTTAAGTTCTGCCAAATCAGAAACTTTGTAAATCGTCAATATCTTTTCTTCGTCAATGCCCTCATCCGTTAAATGCTTGCGGAGTGCCTGTACCTTTACATTGGCAATCTTCATATTCCCGATTTCCTCGGTTTTCTTATCATCCTTTTCCTGTTCCGCTTTTGCATCCGTCTGGTTCTTGTATTCATCCGAATCGGCATCCTTTGTATCATCCAACAGGAAAAGACCATTCAGGGCATATTTGCGGGCATATGAAGATGCCGTTCCTGTTATCTGTGAATCATCCATGCCTTTCTTTTCGGCTGCTTCCCTTGCCATTGCGGAAACGCTTATAGTTGCATCTGATTCCGTATCACTAAATGTTGCTGTTGCTTTTACATACACCCTTCCTCCAATATCAATAATTTCATCTGTTAACGTCAAAGCGCATTTTTCTTTCTGCAAATAAGGCTTTACCGCTTCGCAAATGCCCTCTGCATTTCTGTACTTGTACTTCCCGAATGAATTATATAAATTCTTCGGGGCTTTAATCTCCGTCTGAATACGCATCAATTTTTCACTTAACATTTAATAACCTCTCTTTCTTTCAGTGCTTGATATAACCTGCACCATTCAACAGCCGTTAGTGTTAATTCTTTATCCTCTGACCTTAGATTGTTTTTCATTAAAATTGCTATGTAAGATTTAGGTATTAAACATAGATTTGATAAATCACAATTTTTTCTGTTACCATCAAGAAATATCAAGTAACTATCATCAGGAACTTTGCCATTGACTTTTTCCCAAATATGTCTATGCAGAAGTTCATAGTTTTGATGCTTCTTTTTCTTATCACCAATCTTGATATGCAAATACCCTTGACTATCTTCTATAACAGTTCCAATATCTAAATACTTCTTTGCGTTTTCTCGCCCTCGCCTGCTAATAACATCTTTTGAGCAACGCAACCCCTTGCGCTGACAGTGAGTTCTGATTGAGTCATAACTCCTGTTTGTTCCGAATATCTCATTAAACAAAGGTGTCGCTCTTGCAGGACCGAGATTGGGATAGTTATCTTTCAACCATTCTTCTTGTTCTTGAGAAAACGCAATTTTCCAATTCATCGCAATAGTCCTTTGATTGCAGAATTGTCAAGTTGCCTTGTCTGTGCCATCAGTTTTTCGGTTCTAAGAATTAGATCACCGTTGTTAATCATCTGCTTTGCTAAATTCATAATCAAATAAGACTGTTCGTTTTCCGTCTGTCTTTCCTCTGGTGTAAAATCATTTCGTAACGTTGTTTCAACTCTATCTCCTAATACTTTCTGTAATTCAACTAATGTCATTTTCTTCTACCTCCTGCTTTTCTTTTTTAACGCTGATTTTAACCTCTATATCTTCACCGCCATAATTAAGAACTTCCTCGGCAAGCACTATTGCCCTGTTGAGTTTTTCATACTCAACTTCGATTCGGTTATATGTTTGTGTAATTGTTACGATATACATTTTTTGTTCTCCTTTTATTAAATTACTTGTTTTTTAAATAAAATCTGAAATACTCATTTGTGTTTCTTCTTGCCATACAAGCATTTCGTTTTTTGCCCTTGTGTAAAAATTCCTATCAATTTCAAATCCAAAAGAACTTCTACCCAATTCCCTTGCAGCCCTTAATGTCGTGCCACTTCCGCAACATGGGTCAATAACTACATCACCTTCATCAGTAAATATTTCAATCAGTTTTTTTAACACCTGCACTGGCTTTTGGCTTGGGTGTATTTTGGGGATTTCCTTTCCGTCTTTTTCCCACTGAAACCAAT